CCTTCATCCGCCGATGGCAACAATGCCAGCCTATTGAAGAACGGACTATTCTCACCCCTCGCATAGATCAACTCCGGTCCGATCACTCGACTATCCCTCATTGCGGCATCGGAGAACTGAGCTATTTTGGGTAAGAATTTTAATGCGAATGCACCTCCACCGATTTTAAGGAGAGAGTCGGATATTCCGCCACCGCCTTCTTGGCTACCTAAGACAGCTCCACCGCTTAGACCTAATATTCCTGTGGGGTATAAAATTCTATTGGTGAACTGACGATACTGTTTCCTTGCCGCCTGTTCGGTTATTTCCTCACCCGCTTCAGTGGCGGATCTCATAATATAAGATATCGCTACATTTTCAGGCATCGTGGAAAGTATCTTTGCACCTTTTAATACCGATGGGGCTAATGCTCCAGCCGCCGCTCCCTCGGGTCCATACATAGATGCTCCGATAGTTGCCCCGGCAATTTCAGGAGTTAGCTTTGCACCCATTGCGATTCCTTTACGGACAATACCAATCTTTCCGCTTGGCTTCATGGCATTATATACCATGTTCATGGATGCCTTTCCGGCATCGGATGCGGTGTCAATATTCTTGGCGGCTACCTTTAATAATTCATCGGGTGATGATTGAGCGGCCATTCGTAAGAATAACGAGTTGCGACCATACTTATCTAATAATTTTTGCCTATTTGCCAACTGACGATTTACCGCCTCTAAATTTCTTGCCTGTCTGCTAATTCGTTGAGATTGCTCACCCCGTTGCTGGGCTTTCTGCAATTCTTTTGCAATTGAAGATTTCGTCTTATTTAACCGATTTACTTCGTTTAAAGTTTTTGAAATTCTACCGGATAATGCAACTCGCTGGGGAGCGGTTACCGCTTTAGCCGTTGTACCGCCAGCTAAATTCATGGGATCTCCGACTACCTCCGAGAGGAAAGAAACCCCAACATCAGGCTGTACGAATCCCGAACGGATATCCTGTTGAAGATCCGAGTCTAAATTTATATCCTCCTCATCGATTAGAATTTCGTTTAAGTCTTCAGCTTCAACAAATGGGGTTAACCCTCCGACTAATCCCGCCCCCATCGCCTTTGCAGATTCCTGTGGATTCTCTAATACGAAGGCCGCCAATTCGGCTGAATTTTCATACCGATGATTTAACGCATCAAACTCAATTGAGGAATTTACATAGTCCAAGATATCGGTGTCATCTGCTTCATCTAATAAGAGCTTATCTTTTAAAAACTTTCCGCCTTTATATAAAAATTCTCCACCACTGGCGGCTCGGGCATACCCCTCCCCCATTCCGGCAACCATAGAATCCTGTGCATAGTCCATAGCGGCTGTTTTTACTCGGCCACGGGCATCCTTATTCTTCGAGTAGAATGGCATACCTGTCCGCTTGAGTGCTTCAGTTACTGGATCGAAATCTAACTCATCTTCGGTATTATCTAGGAATCCAAAAAGGTATTTACCCGCCTCTCGAAATTGATCAGCATTCTCTGTTTTTTCGTAGGGGACTGCTTCGTCTTCGAGTTTTAAAAGTTTATCATATGGGCCGGAGTGTCCAATAGTGCCGGCAGTTAATACATTGGCCATCTGCGACCCTCGAAGTACAGCCTTACCGCCCAAGTCTAGCAGACTGTCCACAATGCCAGGCTGTTCGGGCTGACCTTCTACCGGTTCAGGGTCATCAAAATATCCGTTTTTGTATGCGGAAACCTTTTCCTCATCAGTCAACTGAGAAAGTCCAAAAGGTCGAACTTGTTGCTGAACCACATTCCAAAAGTCCCGCTCTGTGGGCGGGGGTAAATCGTCAGGCCCTTCAAGGACAGTATTTCCGATTTGTGGAATACGAGGGTGAGAGATTTCGTACTCAGCCATGTCTATTTTTTAAGTATTTTAAATCCGTTTACAGTTTGAGCATTTGAGTTGGGTGGAGGATTACTCCCACGAACTCCTGAACGATTTGGTTGGGCTTGAGGTGGGGGGGTTGAGCTATTTGTGGTAGTCCCGAAATGTTCATACAAATCCTGTGTAATGTCATTTTTCGGATCGTTAAGCCAATCCATTGCCATCTCAACTCGTTCTTGAGGTAGCATTCCTCCTTTTTTCAGCCCTTGAATGTATTTATTTAATCTAACATCTCGATCTGCTCGTTTTTGAGCATATTCAAGCATTAGTCTATTACCTAGCTTACTATTAACCATCGAGGGACTCATGGCTTGAAATAAATCCATTTCCTTTTCTGAGATAGATCCCTTTGTTTGCGAGATTGCTTTAAATACAAATTCACCGCTCAACTGAGTGAATTTTTCAGCGTTGGCTAATTCTTCTTTTTCGGCATCTGTAAAATCAAACCCAGCCGACATTGCATACTTTGTGAGTGTATTTTTAAAGTCTGCAAAACCGCCAGTATCATCCACTTTATCTAATGTATTTAGCATCGTTTTAACTGTCTGAATAGTGTTTCGCCCAGTGAGTGCCCTACCCTTCCAATCAGCCTCAGTAGCCATCGCTTGATTGTCTTCAGTTTTGTTGATATTCGCTTGCCTTACATCTTTTGGGTCGGCAATTCGTGGGGGTTGAGTAGGTGCGATTCCGACTACTCTGCCGGGAGTTCCGTCAGGATTTTGAAGTGCGATAACATTCTGCTCTGAATTAGGGTCATAAACATTCATCGTCTTGCCCGTGCCTTTGCTGGCTTCAGCCTCCCTCGCCTGTAACTTCATAAAGTAATTACCAGCAAGCACAGGATCAACTCCCGCCTCCATTGCTTTACTTGCAAATTCAGAGGAGTCAAGCTCCCCGCCTAATTTACCAACTTTTGGGGCGGTATCTCTTTGAGACTCTAAAAATCGATTCCTTGCACCTTGGTCTCCGCCTAGAGCGAATAGACCAGGCTGTGCTTGGTTGAAATCTTCTAAGACTTCGGGGTCCATTTCCGTGCCCGACATGACAAAGTTTGATAAGCCGATTTGCTTTTGCTCCTTCTCCTCCGCCTCTTTTAAAATACGATTTCGCTCGTTTATCTTGTCTTGCTGGAATGCCGCCGCTTGCGCCCTTGCGGCTCCAGCACTGGCCGCTGCTGATGCAATACTTTCTCTCTGAATTGCTAATTTTTCGAGGGCCATTTTGGTTTGAGCCACTTCAGGGTTTTTAGCCATTGAATTTATTAATCCATCGGGGGCATCGGGAAATAAAGATCGAAGTCCTTCCTTCGTGGATTCTAATTTCTTCTTCTTTTCCTGTCCTCGAAAATAACCCTGTGCCGCTGTATTTAAAGCATCGCCGAATGCCTGGTTCGCTTTCGCCTGTGCCTGACCCGCTAAAAGAATGGGCGAGGAATCTGTCCTCATTAAACCCGCCTGAACTGTATCTCCAATTGCCATAATATTAAAATAGTTTGTATCCGCCCGTCAGCATAGTGTTTCCACTGCCTCCTCGATATGTCTGTGTTCCCCCGCCAAAATTTTTATTCTGCCTTATATTAGATTGTCCTAGCTAACCTCCTCCTCCTCCGGCCGCCGCCGCTCCGATAGAACCGATCATTTTCATAAACCCTTGAGCCGCCCCACTAGCCGCCTGTTCTCGGGCCGCATAAGTATTGGCATTGTAATTTGCTCGGTTCGCATATTCTTGCATTCCGATGTTCACTCCAGCATCAGGATTAATCCTAGTTGATTGTTCTTGTGGTATCCCAAAAAGGGCGGATCTTTCGTTAAATCCTTGGGCGTTATAATTCTGCCCGCCTCGAAGCATCGCAAGTGGATCGACTGAAGTTGCTTGGTTGCCTCGCATTGCATACCCGCCAAACTTCATCGCATCGTCTCGATTTTCGCCTATGATCTTCCGTAAATAATCTTCCCGACTCATCGCCTCAGCGGCAATGGCCGCATTATCCATCCCCCTCCCCCGTGAGACTAATCCTTCACGGGCGGACTGAGTGGCCCGCCGTCTCATTTCAGGCGATAGGTCAGTCATTTGTGCCTCATTGAAAGCCTGATCGGCTAACTCGTTTGCCTGTTGAACCCGAGCTTGCATGAGTGGATCAGACGAGCGTTTAGCATCTGTTAAATCTGAACCGAATTGGTTCATGAAACTGATATCTGATCCAGCCTGTCTTCCGGCAATTCTATTCCCGAAATCCTGTGACCGCAAAGTATTTGCTTCGGCTAAACTGGCCATCGGATCGGCGGCTCGCTGGGCAAGTCCTATCTGTAAATCCTGATATTGCGGATCGTATTGCTGGCGGACCGATAAGAGTTGACCTTGTAGGCCAGGATCGGCCATCGCTCCGACATAATCTTTTGCCGATGCTCCGACATTAAATTCGGGTAAGGGAGGGGGTGCTTTTCCACCTCCAAAAAGTTTATTGATAAAGAAGGAAGGAACGCCCGATGAGTTAACTGGTTCACCAGCTCCGCCTAATTGTTTTAAAACATCTGCCTCATCACGATTAATATATGCGAGTGCTTCGCCTTCCGGAGCTTGCTCATTTAATATCCTAGCGGCTTCAGCTAGTGGATCTATTTGTGGATTTTCCATATTAAGTCTTAATTATGTAATTTAAAATAATGGTTGGCTGGACATTGTTGTGCGCTCCGCCTCCTCCAACTGACCCTGTGTTTCCACTTGCGTCCGATGCAACATGAGTGCCTGAATCGAAGGAATTGGTTTTTGTGCCAACTCCGTTTTGGAGGGTGTGTGTATGTGCGGGCATTTGTGCGATAGATAAGGTATGCGTTTCAGCACCACCTGATCCGCCTAATATATCTCCATCGACTCCGCCAGTCTGCCCGGTTAATCGATTCGCAGATGCTCCGCCCATATCGTCCTGACCGGCTATCACTCGGCCTCGAAGGTCGGGGATATTAAAAGTCGATGAACCATCGCCCGCTCCGTAGGTTGTACCGACTAAAGCGAATAGAGCCGAATAAGTGGATCGTGAGATTGGCGTGTTATTACAAAGTAGGTATCCAGTGGGTGCAGATGAACCAGCAAAGGGCATAATCGAGCCAGTTGGCATAAGGACGCTAACTGCCGCCGCATTGAGCTTGGCCGCAGTTACTGCTCCGTCTTGAATCTTGGCGGTAATAACAGAATCCGTGGCCAACTGAGTCGCTGTGATTCCGGCATCCTTAACTTTTAATTTTCCATCTCCGCCCGAAACTCCATAAGTCGAATTATTGGCAATTAAAGTAGATCCATCAGCCGGGTCAGAAAAAGTTGCCTGAGCGACAATGTCATTAAGTTTTCCCGATGTTACTTGTTCGTTAGTCGTAAAAGTTTGCGATGTGCTTATAACTGCCATAATTTTATTTTATTGAAGTTGTTGACCGGTCCGTAATTCGAGCTTCTACTTTGACGGCGCGGACAAATGGTCTGCCGGTTGTGGGCTTAAAATCTCCTTGAATCCCAAACCCTCTTTTTCTGATTCCCAATCGGATGGATGAATCCTCGCTTGCAGCTAAAGTTGAGCCTAGTGAATCACTTACTACTGTTGTGGGTGAAACCGCATCGGGATCTTCCGTGATGAAAGTGATATCACCATCGCTCGGGCTTTCTAAATTGCTTTTTAATTGAATTTCTCCTCGGCTGAACATTTTCCTGTCGAGTTGATCAGCATCATATTGTCGGGTAGTTATTTGGCTGACTACGGGGATGGTTTGTGCGCTCGATGCTCCCGCCTGAATGCTTACCACATCCCCGCCTTCAAATCCATCGACTTTATGAACTCCGCCTTCTTCGGTCGTTAGATACAAGGCATTTTTCGTCCCCTCTTTGGCGACTAAAAGTTCACGGATCGCAAATTCGGTTGAGTTAACTGTGTCAATACTTTCCCACCCTTGATTTATAAAGCTGTAAACTAAAATAGTGTTTAAAGTGGTGGCATTTCCCGCACCAGGAGCAGAGTCCAAACAAGTGGCCAGCCAATAGCGATTGTCGAAGTAAACTCCGCATGACAAGTGAACATAGTCCTGATTAATCCGGTCGATAAATGGCTGAATGGTTTCCGATAAAGGGATCTCCACTCCTCGCAAATTGAACTCGTCAAGGAATTGGATTCCATACACGCCTTGATCTGAGAGGAAAAGAATTTGATTGGCGACCTGGACCACAGATTTTCTAGCCGAGCATCCAATTTCATCGGTGACTAAATTGGTCGATACATCGGCTAAAGATCCGCTAACTCCCGACATTAGATGAATTGATTTTCTAAAAAAGGCTACGATGGAATCCTGAGTGAAGGGTTTTAGTGCAACCAAATAATCCGACTGGCCTGAGCTTGGCTTGAACTGGTTGGAAATTTGGTCCATCGTATTAAAATCAAGAATGTCCGAGGCCACTATTTCATCCCGAATATTTCGATCTACCGGTGGGGCGGCTGAAGTGTACCAGTACGGCATCCAAAGTCTTCTTTGGTGGACTACCGCCCACGGAGCCGCTGGTTGATGAATGAATCCTTTTCCCACACTCAATGGCTTTGAAATGGTTAGGCTGGCTGTCCCATTGACTGCACCAAGATTAAAAGTTACCTGAGTATTGGACGAACTGACGCATCGGACTTTTTGGTTGGTGAACAGGTCATATGGAGTTGCACCCGCCCGAATGGTAATCGTATCGCCAACAGAAATATTATGGTATGATGAATTTGCCGGATTTTGATTCGCTCCTGGAATGTCAAAAGTAACTAATCCATTGGCCGAGGTTGCCGTGGTATCGGTTAAGAATAAGGGCGATGTATAATCACCGCTTGGCACTCGGGCAAAGTCGGCAAAATATTCAACAGTCGATCCGCTTACAAAGAAAGTGGCCGTCTGACTGCCCGTCATGCTTACAGTAAATCGAGTGGCCGAAGGTGTGGTTAAAACCCGATAACATCCATTGGGATCGTGGGCTAAACTAGCCGCTCCTAAGCCCGACAAAGTCACATAGTCATTCGCCACTCGATTGTGGGCTGATGAGGTGTTCACAGTTATAGTCTGCCCACTTTGAGAGGCCGATGCGATGGGTACAGATTGGAGCGAGGGTGTGGCTTCTAAAGTTGTTTGATTGGTTCGGAATATGAACATCTTCCCCAACCCTTGGAGCATTCCTACGGGGGCATCTACAGACTCCCCGCCCGATTCATATCGACATTTAAAAAGAGTAGAGTCTTTTAAGCGAATGGCAATGGCTGTCGAGTCTGTTGCGATGAAAATAAAATCGTCTGAATTTTGCGATGGGTCACTAAAAACTGCTGATCCGAAAACCTCGTTAATCCCAAAGTCGTTCAGTGTAAAATTTAAAGTGGTAGGTATGGAATCGCCGGGGAAAAGGACTGATGTGTTAGCCACAGTCTCATCCCGTATTGTAAAAGGTTCATTCGCCCCAGTCTCGGCGTAAGTAACTGTTTTTGTCGTAAAATTTACATCGACCAAAGGAAAAGTTCCGTTTGGATCGTCACCCGTAAATCCAAGGTCTGCGACTGTAATATTATTACCAGGTATAAAAGATAAAGACGGAGTCTCATTTAAAGTTAATGTTACCACATTGGAAACCCGTTGGGCCGAGGTGATCAAATAAGGTAATCGGATTGCATCGGCCCCCGATGTGATTGAGCCAAACAGAGTGGATAAACCTTTACGAGTCTGCCAAGTTCCATCCTTATTCATTCGGCCATTTTTGGACAGGGAAACCTCACCGGGCTTTAGCTGATTAGGCCGAAGACGGGCATTCATCCGCAGAAAGAAGGTATCTCCTTCAGTAGTGAATGGATCGTCTAGTTTGCCGTATGAACGATATCTGCTCACTTCTTCTTTACCTCCTGGTAAATCTTTACCGCCATATAAATGATAGTCATCCCACCGGCAACAATACCAATAATTTCATGGAAAGATCCGCTCAAACTAGCAAGCGATCCACCGGCTCCAGCTAGTGCGGTTCGGTCCATTAGAAAAGCCAATCGAGGATTATAATGCCAACCACTAGGCCGGCTAAAACAGTAAACATCTTTGCTTTCTTTGAAAGAGTTGAGAATTGATCTGCGAGTAATTTAAGGTTTTTCACGGGAGGGAGGTTTTACGGGAAATGGTGCGCGGGTCATGTGTTTTTCCGCTTCTGTTTTTGAGCAGTTTCGGGCTGTTCTTTTTGCCACGAAGATTGGGATTGCGAGGTAACCACCAAGGAGGATGGCCGCTCCGATTAAAATCTTTTTTATGTACGATGTGAAACTTTCAAATCCTGTCTTATGCTCCAGTAGTCCGTTCGCAACAATGGCAGAGACATCTCCGTGACTTAAAGCCTCGATAGTTTCTTCGGCCTCGATTAAAGCATCTTTGTTTTTTAATGCCTCTCCCGCTAGGACACCCGCACCAGCACCTAATGCCGCAGTTCCTGGACCGCCGAAACTTCCCGCACCGCCGCCAATCACTCCGCCCAAGGTTGGGTAGACAGAGCGAAAATTGCACCCGGTGAGGCATATCGCCAATAATAGTATGGCGGTGTAAATCATTCGCCAGGTGGATTGGGGTCAGTCCACTCGTCCGTTGCTAGAATGGTAAGAATTTCAGAATGGGAGTATTGCGTTTTTCCGTCCAAGAATGATGGTGTTGTGTCCGTATCGAACTTAACAAAAGTTTTAGAACCATCGAGTGAAAATCTAAGCGTACTTTCGTTGGTCTCATCCACTTGGTCAAAATTCACGGAACTAACTTCACTCGCTTTAATTATTACATATGTTCTCATGTTAAGCCTTATTAGTTGAATCAATTGAAGCGCCGTTTTGTAAAATCCACGAAACATTTCCGCCCGTTGCTTGGGCATTATTGCTAATGGTTGTGCCAGCCCCTGAATTATCCTCGCCCTGTCTCCACCAATAAAGTGGGTTTGTGGTCATTACATCAAGATTTTTTGGCTTATTAGCCGCTGACCTTATTTGCCCGATATTACCCGATTGATCGCTGGACCAAACAGCAATTTCGTCAAGGTAATTTATAGCACTTCCTGGGTAAGTTACTCCGCTTTCTAAATTAGCCCCGCTAAAACTTATATTATTAGACAAAGTCGAAGTATTGATTAATGAACCGCCCACATAAGTTTTTAAGCTACTTCCGGTTCGGGCGAGCATAATATGCGTCCAGGTATTGTCTGAGATTCCCGAAGCTATCCCGTTGTAAACCCACCCACTCCCACCGCTAAAATAGTGGTACAAATGCAGAGTGTTGCTAGTTTTACGAATTAACCCCCAGCCCGGATTAGAGCTGTAATTCACTTCCATCATAGTATGTAAACTTGTAGACGCTCCATAAAACCAAAATGATAAAGTAAAATCGCCGGACATTGAATTTGATGCTATTGCCGCCTCAGCAAAGTCATTAGCCCCGTCATATTTTGAAGAGTATAAATTGCTTATTTCATTTACATCAATTGATCCGTCCGATGAATAATACCGCCATTCTCCTAGACTCGAATTATAAACCAACAGTCGGTGAGTATCAGTTTCATAATAAATATCGCCATTTGACGGCGAGGCGGGTCTCCCGCTTGATGCATAAGTCTGAAGATTTGAAAAACTTGTAGCGATGTTAGTTAATTGCGATCCATCGACTGAGGGCAGTTTTACCGTTCCACTGACATCTTCTAACTGTACCACATTCGTTGCCGCAGTGCCTACATTAAAAGTTGCCGCAGTACCAAGCCCCCCAATGTCTGTATTGCTTAGAGTTACTGTTCCCGTTCGACCAGCTACCGATTGAACGGGGGCGGCGGCTACTAGGTTGGCAACGGTTACTTTTTTAGTTGTACCCTGTGCCGAACCGGCGGTATCCGAAATATCGGTGATTGGAATGATATCGCCAACGGCGGGAGTACCCCCGAGCGAGCCAAGTGAACTAATGCGCTTATTTGCCATAATATTTTTCCTTAATCAAATGCTAAAATGTTTCCGTCTTCCGTGTTCAAATAGGGTCCGCTCTCTGCCTGTAATGCACCATCGACTCCGATAGGTGGGATGTGCGAATCTGCATCGCCCTCCCCTATTAGTAAGCCTAGTGCGAGATCCGGCATTGATTATCCCTTGTACAAGATGCAACTACCAGATGCCAAGGAGACTGAACTCGCCGGCACATACAAAACTTGCCCGGCGGCGAAGGTGATTGCATCGGATATTAAGTCCGCTGAGTCATCCATTTTGCCGACTAAAGCGGCCAAGACCGAGTCCTCGGTAAATTGGATCGCTGTCCATCCCGTTGTGCCGTTTGTGTGGCTGGCTGTATCATTTACATAGGCACACCCATTGGCTCCCATGCTGTTGTTTACATTTATTGCTGAGATTCCCATAATTATGATGTTGTTAAAATGTTAACTCCGAACGAGTAGCTCGGGTATGTGTTGACCGATATTTTATTCATTCCTTCCAGGCGTTCGACTCGGTCGATTTCGAGTGCTAGGGTTTCTTCGGCCATTTGTTCTTGTTGGATCGCCTTCTCCAACTGGCCGTCTGATTTGTACCAGTCAGAAATTGTAGCTAAAAGTAAGTACCGCTCCAAGAATCTTGGCAGATCGGGATCTCCTGACTCGCCATAACTCGAAGGAGTTACCTGGTTGCCCATCACAAAGACTGAATCCTGTGAAGAATTTGCGGGTAAAACTAAGTACCCATTGATTAAATTGTAATCTAGTTTGAATGCTGTGCGATCTGATAATGGATTCTTATCGAAGACCGAAAACACATCCATCAGATTTGCATCGTTATCTATTTGCACGGCCTTGTCTGCCACTATGGGCGAGGTAACGGCGGCAACAGATTTCTCTACTACTGTCATTAGCTCAGGCCATTGTGCGCGGGTCCATGCTCCTTTTACTCGATCATTTAACGAGTTCTTAAATGCTGTCTCTTCAACCGATAATAAAGTGTCCACCCCGATGGCCGAGGTGAATCGATTTTTAAGTTCGGTGTAGGTTACAGTTCTCAACTTCCGATTACCGTTTCGGGATTTTTCTTAGCGAAATCCCTCGAATACTCAGGATCGGACATACAGCCGGGCCGTTCAATCTCATGTCGCAAATAAGTAGTAACATCTACGGATCGGACTGCTCGGAAATTCTTCCCTCCGCCAACAGATTTGCCGTATTTGCGAGCGGCTAATGCTCTTTCCTTATATCCAGCTTTTTCTCGCCTAGCTTCCGCTTCCACTTTTTTCGATAAGTATCTTGCCATTTCGTCGCCTGACATTCCACTTCTCTTACCGCCTTTTACTATTATGTTGAGACTCATATTTTTAAGAAAAAAGGGAGGCCGGCCACTACCTACCGGCCTCCCTTAAATAACACTAATAAACCAACTAAACCTAAACTATTGAACCAAGTGCGCGTGGATTTGCACAACGCAAAGTCAACATCGCTTCAGTGATAGATCTTTTTCCAGCACCGCTGTCAGGTAAATCCTGAACAGTTATACCCTCCAAGAATTTAAGACTGAGAGTATCGTCAGATGGAATTAAGTAAGCACGATCTGTGTTCACTGTTCCTTCGTCTGTGTTTGGAGCATCTACAAAAACACCTCCGCTTGTGTAAGCACCGTTTCCGGCAGTACCAATGGAGAAAGAGTTTGCGTTTACAACAGTAACAGTCTTTGTGCCGTTAGCCGCTGTGTTCCCAAGAACTCCGCTGATCACTATTGAATCACCACTAGTAAGTCCGTGAGCGGTAGATGTGATTACGATTGGATTCGCATTCGTTGCACCAGTAATCGCTTTCGAGGTCTGTTTACCTAAAAATAAATCTGGAATAATGCTAATTTGACCATAATCTGAAATATAGTCTACCACACTCAAACGGACGCTTCCATCGGATACATCTTGGTCGAAGTTGAAGTTTCCGTTTGCAGTGGTGGATCTCGTGAAATCTGTGACCGCATTCATAACTCCTGTCGAAGCGAAAAGTTTGAAACTTCCCTTACTTCCACTTGCTTCGTAAACTGCTTGGAGCATTCCACGGAATGAGGATTCAGTCATACCACTAAGGTTAATTCTTGAACCACTTACAGCACGGAAACTTTGCTTCAAACTTGTGTCAAATGTGTTGCCTGTGAAAGCTGGATCGCTCCATACACCGATTCCCGCGAGGGTACTTCCAACAGTAGAAGAACCAGCTACCTGGTCATTTCCACCAGCGATTGCACTTTCAATTGACCGGCGAAGTTGTAAAAGAGATTTCGCTTTTGACTGGGCATATAAAGACCCGCCAGGAGCTACATCAATCATTTCAGCTTGTTTTGATATGGAGAATCGGTCTTGCAAAGTTTGCACACGATTTCCAAGTCTAGCCCTTGAAGATACAAGGTCGGACATATCACTTAATCCATAGTCAACGCCATCGATTTGTCCAGCGAGGGATGGATCAGCAAGTGAGTCTACGAGCCATTCGTTTAATGTCGCTTTGGGAGCGGCGGATTGTGGGAGAGTCGCAAATAGAGGACACTCTTTTGGTGAAATACTGCGGAGCAAATTTTCTAAATTCTGCTGTGCTCCTTGGGTTGATGTTACATTGTAACTAGTTGCTAAAGCCATTTTTTAAATTCCTTATTTTAAGATTTTTATAAATTTTATTCCGCAAAGAATGCGGCAAGATCGTTTTCCGAGAGATTTTTACGCTCCAAAATCTTTTGTTTATTAGCAGTCTTTCGAGTGGCTGAGGTTTGTACCGGTGGGGATGAATCGCCCATCGATGTCGGAGGTGCTTTGGCTACTTTCTTGGCTTTAGGCTTGGCCGTCTTGGCCGCCTGGTCCGCTTTAATTGCTTCAACTCCTCTTACGAGTGTTGCCGCAATAAAATCACCATTTGGTAGGGATTTTAGAATGTCCGCATACTGACTTTTTATCTGACCTAAAACGGATCTCCGTTCCTCGGCGATGTCGGTATCGACTTTATCTGAAATCCACGGATGAGTATTTATGGTATCCTGTTGCCACTGCTGTGCTGATTGGAGATATTGCGCCCTTTCGGGGATTTTCTCGGTCAGGTAATCTTCCGCTTGTGTAAGAATATTTCTGATATCCTCATCGGCATATTCCTTTCCATCGACTTCGATATAATCTTTTCCGATGTGTTGGAGCGACCAACGCTTGGCGGCAAGAGCTTCCTTTCGTAAGGTTTCCAATGACTCAAAGTCATTTACTTCCTCAAGGGCGGGCTGACTGGATTCCGATTGCGTTTGAGGGCTTGTCTTTAGTGATTCGATTTGAGCTTGTAATGCTTCGGCTGTTTCTTCGGCTGACTTTGCTCGGGCGGTCAGTTTATTAACCTGTTTAAGCAGTTTGCCGACAGCTTTGGGCGGTTCAGCTTCTTCCGATTCTGACTCCTCCTCTTCGGCTATCTCTTCCGTTTCCTCCTCTTCTGATTCCTCAGATTCGGTTGACTGTAAAAGAACATCTTGATCCTGGTCGGTTTCCGTATCTGTGGGCTGAGTCTCGGACTCGGCGGTCACCTCGGATTCC